AAGACAGGATGGCAAATTCCGGATGCCGCTGCATGATATCCACGGCGGGTTTCAGGTGCGGGTAGGGATCTCCGAGCAGACAATCGTCATCGGCCAGAATGTAGAGTTCCGTAGTGGCCTGTTCATCTGCGGCAATACGCCGCTCGCGCTGGAAGGCAAGTTCATTACCCTTCGGGCAGGTGATGATTCCGACTTTATCGGATTCCATGGCCCACCGTTCCATACACATTTCGAATGCGAAACTGCGAATTCGTCCCAATGGGGTTTCGTCATAGTCGAGTGTCGTTACAAGGATGTCCGTCATACGAATTGGACACCTTTCTTTCGAAGGTATTCCGCAAATTGTTTGTCGTCCATGTTGGCGGTTTCGGACTCAATATTTCCGATTTCATCAGTCGGACCCGCTCCGGCACCACCGAGAACAGGCGGGACTCTGGGACCGGGATTCTGTTCTGCGGCCTGCGCGTTCTTCTTAATGACGCCTTCACCCAAGAGAGAGTAGTAGGCCAGCCTCATGTTGTCGGCAGTCAGCGGCTTCTGTTCGGCGGCAAGTCGCGTCCTGATCCGATCGGCATTCTCGGGCAGATCCTCATAATCAGGCACGGCTCGCAGAAACTCCTGGGCCTGAAAGCCGTATTCCATCTTGTCCACGGTCGAGAGAACGCGGCTGACCATCGGCCGATAACTGTCAAGGTAGTCCTGCGCCTTGAGTGGGTCTTCTTCGAGCAGTTTGAAATATTCCGCTTTCTGGAATCCTCCATTGACAGGTGCGGCTACAGGAGCCTGAATCGCTCTCGCTTCAAAGTCCTTCAGCCGATCATGCTGTTGCTTGATGTGAATCGTGGCGTTTTCCTGCGCCTTGATCATCTGGGCGATTACTTCGTCCTTTGTCTTGCCCTTGTAAACCTGTCCGGTGGCCGTCTTGAATTCGTATCCTTCGGGCGGATCTACTGGCGGGGTTGGTGTTGCCGGGGCGCCTGTTGCTGTGGTGCTTTGCTGGTCGATGGCGGTCTGTAGTTCTACATCCGTCATTTCGTCTTCCATGCTATTCTCCTTGGCCGGTCTGGCCGATTGAAAGTTCGGGATACTGGATACCCAGTTCCCTCAATTCCTTTTCCTTCGCCTCTAACTGTGCGATGGTTCCATCAACTTCGGTAATGATCTCCGCATACATATCCTCGCGCGCACGCCACGTATCAAGCAGACGCAGAGAGGCCCGATCCTCGAGTTCCCTGCCCCTGCGTAACCTCTCCTCATGATCGTTACAATAGGCAACAAGATGCTTGACGATGCTCCGCCATCCCGCCATGCGCTTCAATTCGCGGTAGTCCTGTCCAGCCTGGATCAGATCAAGTTCTTCCTGAGTTGGTTCCGGCATTATCCGCCTGTGCTTTCGGAAGGTTCGGGTTTAGCTGCAAGCATATTCATTCCGTCCATGCTCTTGCCGATAAGCAAGTGCTGCAAGTCATGCGCGGCCTGCTGTCCCATTTCGGCGTGTGCGCCGCCCTGATCAATGATGCCCTTCAGGAGCGTCCGCACCAGATCGGCAAGTTGCTTGTCCTCGTTTCCGTCGTGCTGCGCAGCAAGCCGCTCCTGTTGCATCTGAAGGTGCAGACGGTCGGTAGGCGGCGGCTGGTCCATCTTCTGTTGTTCCTGCGGGGTCATGTCGCGGAACAGGTTTGTGACGGGCTGATGCACCAGCATATCGAATAGCATCTGCTCCAGTTCGACAAAATTGATGGTCTTGCCGGTCGCCTGCAATTGCTGTATCAGGCCCGGATTCATAAGCGTCTGCAATACCAGCGGGAAGTTTTGAGCCAGAGCCGCACGGCTCGCCATCTTGGCTGATGCTCTCATGGAGAATTTCACCGAGGCATTCATGACCTGGAGCGGGTCGATCTTCAGGATTTTACCAGCGTCACCGATGAGATTGATTACTTCGTTCGGGTCGAGAAACTTCTGGTTAAGCGTATGCCAGTCTCCAAGGAACTGTTCGATTACGCAGTCTTCCCCGTTTTCGACCTGGTACTGAACTCGCGTCCCTGTGGCTTGCATTTGAGCGCCCACTCCTGTTGCTGTGCGATTGGCAGAGTTGCCACCGCTTGACGGAGTTCCGAGAATCGCCAGATCAGACCCGCCTGTAATTTTCTGCACTCTGATGTCGGACGCCTGCACTTCGACATAAGCCTGCTCCGTGATGTTGTTGACCGTCCCCATGACGATATCGTTTTTGGGGTCGTCCGCGTCCGTGACCTGACCGGGCCGCACTTTCAGTTGGTAAGCGGGTATCGCCAACCCGCGCCGCTTCACCATTGGCTTATTCAGGCAGAGCGCCAGCTCATCGATGCGCGCATCCACAATGGCCTTCTGTAGCCGCTGCTCGCCCTCGCACACATCCGAAATAGCGAGCCCGTAGAACCGCCCCGGCACGTCACAGTAGAAGAAGTCGTAGTAGTTCAGGAAGCCGTATTCGTTCGGCTCGTTATACATTGTGAACAAGCGGTTGATGACCCACACCTTGCGCGCCCGCGTGGTATATTCGATGATTTCCAGGCGCTTACCGGCCGGGTCGGCGGTCGTGTCGTTTGCGGGTTGCGACCACATCTGCCGGTACAGATCCGTCTGCTGCTTGGTGAAGTCCGCTTGCGCTCCCGGTTTTCGGTAAGACAGATCTATCAGATCGTCGTCGGACGGGACATTGAAGTCATCCACGTCCCGGTAACTGGCAACTTCATCAATCGGGACCAGCTTGCGGACGGCACAGAAACGGGCATCGCTTACGAGATGACTTGCGGTGAGCGGATCAATGTAGAAGTCGCGGATATCGACGTGACGCACGAAAGGCTGATTTATCTTCTCCTCGTAAGGCATCCGCTTGATGGTAAACTTGAGTCTGCCCGTTGGTATGGTGATCGCACCGAACTGAGGATGATGGAAGGTCTTTTTTTCGGGCGCACTATGGCGATAGGTAAAGATGCGCTTTTCTTTTTTCCGGCTCTGGTAAATCTCAGCAATCCCGTTCCCATAGAGCAGTCCGCTCTTGTAGCAGCGCCGGAATACCTCTCGCACTGTCGCCATGCGATGCGCGGACAGGTTATCCATCTGCGCCATGATGAGTGCCTGAGTTGCGCGGACTTCATCGGGGGTCGTCCCCATCCTCGCGGCAGCCTGAAACCAGTCGGGCCAGTCCGCAAAGATAGCTCCGACGATTTTTGGCAACATCGCTTCGGTCTGTTCGAATATGGTGTAGTTCGGGATATTGGCGCGTGGTGTGCGAGTGCCTTCCCAGAACTTCGTTGCGCCCCATCCGAGGTAAAGTTGATCGGCGGTAGCCCATCGGTTATCGAGGTTACTGGTTCGGTACTGTTCGGCTTGCTGGAAGTCCTGTGTTGCGATCTTCAGCGCCCGGTCGTTGCTCCACGGCTTGTCGGGCAGGATAAGTTGGCGGTTTTCCGCGTCGGTCAACGGCACACCCGCTGCATTGCTGTCGAGGTTCATAGGACACCCGTCATTGGGTCGTATTGGCTCGATTTGGCGCGGTCTGCGGTCCAGTCGGGCATTCCGGTTATCGGATCAAAGCCCATAAATCGGTCTTGCATCGGAAACGGCAGTAGATTGCTTCCCTTCGGCGCATTCGGTATCACATCGTAAGACGCTTCGCCGTCTGCGCGGAAGCAGTGGTCGGTAATCGTGTCGAGAATGTCGTCGTGGTAGCTCGAGGTGCGCGAAAATCGCACAATCTGGTTGATCAGTTCGGCTTTGCATGAGATTTGATCGGAAAACCGTATCAATCCCGCTTGGAACCAAGGCTGTAGACCTGCAATCCGCTGTTTTTTGCTCTTTCGATTGTCCCGTTGTATCAAAACAAGGGTCAAAAACACTCCCCGCTTCTCCATTTCACGGCGCAGGAAGGGCTTCAACACGCGAGCATGGGAATCCTTCTCGATTTTGAACGCAATCGGATTGAAACGGCGCTGGATATCGAACATCAGCGCAATAACTTGGTGCGGTGTGGGCTTACCCGCGGTGATTTCCAAGGCATAGATGCGCCCGTCGCGGTCCCACCCGCTCACATTCAGCACGGTATCGTCGTTTTTGGCGATATTGACGGCATCTTCGTCCATGCCGGCCAGATCGACGGTGCAATAGATGTTCAAGCTGGGACGCAGTTCGTTCAGCAGATGCGCGGGAGTGAATACGATCTTGTCCTTACTGCACAGACCGCCAGTGGACGGAACCGGATTCATGTAATACTGGCTGGCAACCAGGAACGGTTCGACCGCTTCCTTCTTACTAAGAAAGTCTTCAGAGATTCGTTCCGGCCACAGCAATGTTCCATCAGGGTTACGAGCACTCTTAACCTTGATCTTCCATTCTCGGTCCTTCGGTTCGCGGTTTTCTTCCCGATCGCGCACCTGTCCGTAAAAGTCGGCGTAATCATAGGTGGTCCCTTCAACGATCATCCAGCCTACGGTTCCATTTGGGTAGTGCTCGATGAGCGGGTCGAGATATCCGCAGAATCGATTGGTCTTGGCAAGCTGACCGGGCGTCTCGGCCGTAGTCCAGTCCACCACGTCACACAGGAAAATCATGTCGTAATGGAAACCCGCGATGACCTTGCCTACGCTCATGAGCGAAAGCGTCGGTTCCTTGCGATGTACGGGTCGGTGACAGACCGTGAACGCTTCCTGATTGCCCCAGTCGGCGGCGCTCTTGGCCGGTGGGCACAACTCGGGGAACAGGGCGCGTAGATGCTCGTTGAATTGAAAGTGCTTGCGGATCACATCAAATACGGCTTGCCCCTGCTCCCCGATGGCCGTAACGAGTCCTATTCGGATATCGGGATAGTTGATGATGGCTTGAATGATTCCGCCCTCGGTGATGTAGGTGGTTTTCAGACTACCGCGAGGGTAGAGCGTCATGATGTTGCGGATGCCGCTTTCCTTTTCCAGTTCTTCTACGGAGCAGTCGGGACGGTATTCAATGCCCGTTTTGGCGTCGTTGAGTTTGTCCGTGCCGCCGCGAAATTTGGGCATGTTCTCCCCCATTTCGTCGTGGACCTTGTGATTGACCCAATCGTGCTTGAGGACATCGTGAACGAGGTAGTAGAGATTCGTTCGTGCCGCCTGCCGCAGCATGATGAACTTCTTTATCTCATATTCCTTCTCGTCAGGCGTCACGATATCCTCAGAATTTCAGTTCTCCGCGGGCTATTGAGGTTGAAGAAATGGCGGCAGGAAGCGTTAACGCGAGCGCATTCTTCATAAGCGCCGTCTCCCACGCACCGTCCAATCTCTTCATCGGCCACATGGCGCAATTGGTGATGTGCCCGAACGGCACGTCCAGATCGCAATAGATCGAGACATCGGCATCACGGAGTTTCCTGCACAGGTCGAGATCGTCTCCCCATCCGTCCTTGCGTATCTGACCGAGTGTCCAGTAGGGCGACTCGATTTTGTCGAACACCGATGTCTTGATGAGGAATCCGCCGCTGGTGCAGGCGATAATCTTTACCAGTCCGCTTTCCGTTCCGTTCAGGAATCTGGGATTGCAAAATCCCTTCTCGTCCATCACAGAATACATCAGCGGCTCGAACGGAGGTTCCCGTGCGACGGACAGCCCAACTACCACATCAAGATCGCGCTCCAGCAGACATAGGAGAACGCTTGGATGGAATAACTGATCGTCGTCAAGATAGAAGATGCGTTCCGCTTTCAGTGACCGCGCCTTCTCGACGATGTTGTTTCGGTTCTCGGCCACACTCGGGCCGCGCGCTACCGCGACCGGCGGTGTTCCTACGGGACGCTCCAAGTTCTCAAGCGCGTCCCAGAACACGCTCCAGCGTGAGTTTTCGGCGCATGGTACTCCGATCAGAACTTTAGGCACAATCCTCCCACCATGGTTTCAACGGCTTTCGAGCGGAAACGACTCCCATGAAATTCCCTTCAGGCAGCAATTCAAACCTCACCGCCACAAAGTCGCATTTTATCCTGAAAGGATTTATGCAAGACTTTGAACGATAGGAGTCCTGACAGAAGAACGTGAGCGATTCCGGTGACAGCGCCCGGACGTGACTGGGATCTCCCCACGCCCACACAGACGAAAACATCGGCGCCCAGAGCTGAAGTTGCGCGCCCGACTTCATCACACGATAAAGATCCTCCCAGAACCGGAACCACTCTGCCGTCTCTCCAGTCTTACCGATATGTTCCAGAACGTGAACCGCCATCACCACATCGATGGAATCGTCCGGGAGCGGGATATTCTCCACCCCCAGGCGACACACGATGTCAGGCTTAAGCGCGGGATCGCAATCGAGCAGGATGACTTCAGCTTCAGGCATCACTATATTGCTGCGATCCATGCGCCCCGAACCCAGAACGAGAATCTTCAGATAGGTATCTCCGCCCAGATGAAGGTTTGATAGAACAGGTTCACGCTTGCCGCCGTCCCGGTAGGATACAGGAACGTGCTCGGAGCCATGATGCAGGTGCCGTTAAACTCCATCCACATCCCCGGAGTCTGATAGATGTTCGTGGCCGTTGCCACGGTTCCCTGCTGGATACCGATGCCCCGGAAATGCACTCCTACCGCCGTCAGGGTGAAAGCCGACAGAACGATCGCCTGCGGTTTGCCGAAACTCGAACCCAGAAAGCCATTGACCGCCGTGGAAATGGCTGTGCCCGTGGGAACCGGAGCCGCCGTAGCGATCGACGCACCCGCCGGCGTGAGCGCGAGGAACCCGAAAGAAGTCAGTACGCCCGTACCGCTGACGTTCTCCAGCTCGTAACGTATCGGAACGACATTCACGCCCGACCCAGCCGGATTCCACAGGGCAAAGAAGCCCGTGGTAGACGTACTGATGGAAAGGGCCAACCCGGCCGCCGCAGTCGTTACCGCGAACACCTTCCCACTTTTCGTCAGATCGTAATAATCCCCACCCGCCAATTGCACCAACGCTGGTACTGCCATAATGATTCTCCTTTTCGAAAGTGTTTTGTCTTACTCTCTGCTACACCGTTACCAACTCTACCGCAATCTGCGCGCCGTCCATGTCCTCGCACAGAAAGTTCCTGCTCGCAGTTGAAACAAACTGCGTCCCCAATCGCCACTGCACAATCTGACCGGGAGCCAGTTGCAACCCCCATCGCAGTCCAGATAACTCCCCGTCCCCATACTTGATCACAGCAGGCCGCTCGCTCGTCTTCCCCGGATTCACGATATTATCGAAACTCGCCTGAAGATTGATCGCGGGCCAGGTAGTCGCCAGTTTCGGATTGATGTCGTACTGGCTCATGATCATCTTTTCCAGGTTGTAGACTGTGTTCTTTTTAATAAGCGTCAACGTAAAACACGGCATCGTCTTGCTCCTTTCTCTTTCGGTCTTACTTCCGTTTCACGTGAAACCTCACCCCCGCATCATCCTGTCCACAAGCGCGCTCTTGACCCGCTTCGGCTTCTTCACCGGCCCGCTGGCTAAATCGTGCATCTCCCCATGGCTCATCTTCAGCATCCCCTTGTTCCGGTCGAACAACTTCCCCGGCTCATGCTCCGCTATCGCCGCCGCTACCCTCTGCTTCTCACTGTATGGCATCAACCTTCCCCTCAAACCCCAGACACCACCCATCCGCCTTCGTCGGCGGCCACAACGACACCG